CAAGCTCAGGAGGGCTAACCGTGACACACATCCCGAAGAGTGGGCAGCCTTCATCGAATACGCCCGCCTCGACGTGGACGCAATGCGCGTCCTACATGGACTGCTTCCAAGCTGGAACAATCGTGGAAGTGAACGCGCTCTCTGGCTCCTCGACCAGAAAATTAACGACCGTGGTATCGCCATCGATGTTGAGCTCGCCGACGCTGCACTACGAGCTTTTCAAAGAAGCTCGCGATCTCTGGCTGAGCGAACCCGAATTTTAACCAACGGCGCGGTCGGCTCGCTGACCCAACGCAGCAAGTTTCTTCAGCACCTCGAGCAGACGCTGGCGTTTACGACGCCGGACCTCAAGAAGGGCACCGTCAGCACGCTGCTGCAAGGCACCTTGACGCCAGAGGTGCGTGAGCTGTTAGAGATCAGACAGCAGGCCTCGGCAACGTCTCCTGCCAAATACAGTGTGTTGCTGAAGGCAACGAGCGCTGACGGGCGCTTGCGCGGCACGCTCCAGTTCTGCGGTGCATCACGCACCGGGCGCTGGGGCGGCCGTCTGTTCCAGCCTCAGAACCTGCCCAGGCCGACGCTCAAGCAGGAGCAGATCGACATGGGCATCGACGCCATGAAGTTAGACTGCGAGGATTTGATGTTCGACAACGTGGCCGAGCTGTGCTCCAGCGCGGTGCGTGGCGCCCTGGTCGCGCCAGAAGGGCGCAAGCTGGTCGTCTCTGACTTGTCCAACATCGAGGGGCGCGTGCTCGCGTGGCTCGCCGGCGAGAACTGGAAGACCGAAGCGTTTAGGCAGTTCGACTATGGCGTCGGGCCTGACCTGTACAAGCTGGCCTACGCCAAGTCCTTCAACAAGAAGGCCGAGGACGTCACGAAGGACGAGCGCCAGATCGGCAAGGTGCAGGAGCTGGCCCTGGGCTACCAGGGCAGCGTCGGGGCGTTCAGCAGCATGGCTGCGCTCTACGGCGTGTTCCTGCCTGAAAAGGAGGTGCGCGACATCGTGGACGCATGGCGCAAAGCGCACAAGCACGTCGTCAAGTTCTGGTATATGCTGGAAAGCGCCGTCAAGGACGCAATCCGAGAGCCCGGTAAGCGGCACGTTGTGCGCGACCTGGGCATCACATACGCCGACACCTGGCTGCGCATTAAGCTGCCGAGCGGGCGCTACCTCTGCTATCCGAACGCGGGCATTAGTGAGGGCTCGATCGTCTATGATGGCGTCAACCAGTACACCAAGAAGTGGGAGGTCATTGAGACCTATGGCGGCAAGCTGGTCGAGAACGTCGTCCAGGCAGTGGCGCGTGACGTCCTGGCCTCCGGCATGTTCAAGGCCGAAGAGGCTGGGTACGCCGTCTGCCTGCATGTGCATGACGAGTTGATCACTGAGACGCCTGACGATCCGGCGTATAACCCTGACGGTCTGGCGGCGCTCATGTCCGCTAACTCGAGCTGGTCGATGGGGCTGCCGCTTGCTGCGGCTGGCTTCGAGACCCACCGCTATAAGAAGGACTGAGACGTGACGCCCGCAGGCAAGCTACAGGCGCACCTCAAGCACGTTGTGCAGCAAAGTGGCGGTCAGTACCGCAAGGTGCGCTGGGAGGGCCGTAGGGGCTGTCCTGACTGCTTTGTGTGGTGGACGTGGCCTCGTGCCGCCTTCATCGAGATCAAGGCCGAGGGCGACCGCTACAGCAAGCTACAGGAGCGCGAGATCGCGCGCATGAAGGACGCCGGCATCCCGGTCTATACTGTGTCGACGATCGAGGGCATCGACTTTGTGGTGTCGGAGATCCGCTGATGGCTAACTTTACGCCTCACAGCTATCAACGCCCGGCCATGCAGTGGCTGTACGAGAAGCCGCGCTGCGCCCTGTGGATGCCTATGGGCGGCGGCAAGACGGTCACGACGCTGACGAGCCTGGACAACCTGTCTATGGTCGAGGACGTGTACCCAGTGCTCGTGCTGGCGCCTCTGCGGGTCGCTAAGACCACCTGGCCTGATGAGATCGGCAAGTGGGAGCATCTCAAGCATCTGCGCGTCTCGCCGATCATCGGCAACGTCAAGGAGCGTCAGGCGGCGCTTGACGTCGATGCTGACATCTACACCATGAACTACGACAACCTCGTGTGGCTGCAAGCCGCCCTGGGCGCCAACTGGCCGTTCAAGACGGTCGTTGCGGATGAGTTCACACGCCTGAAGAGCTTCCGGCTGCGCCAGGGCAGCAAGCGCGCGGCCGCCCTGGCACGCGTGGCGCACACGAAGGTAAGCCGCTTCATCGGTCTGACCGGCACACCGAACCCGAACGGCCTGCAAGATCTCTGGGGCCAGACCTGGTTCTTGGATGGCGGCGAGCGCCTGGGCAGGACGTTCAGCGCCTTTAGCGACCGCTGGTTCGCAAAGGGCTGGGACGGCTACAGCCTCAAGCCCCTGGCATCGGCGCAGAAGGAGATCGAGGACCGCCTGCGCGACGTCTGCCTCACGGTCGAGGGGCTGCCGGTGCATGAGCCTGTGCGCAATTACATCAGCGTCGACCTGCCTGCAAAGGCGCGCAGGGCTTACGACAGCATGGAAAATGATATGTTCGCGGAGCTTGAAGAAGCTGGTATAGAAGCATTCAACGCCGCCGCTAAGACTATCAAGTGTTTGCAGCTCGCCAACGGGGCTGTGTATACTGACCACGACGGCAACTGGGAGGAGGTGCATGATGCTAAACTGGATGCACTCGACAGTGTTATCGAAGAAGCCAACGGCGCGCCCGTCCTGGTGGCCTACCATTTCAAGAGCGACTTGGCCCGCCTACAAAGCCGTTACCCTAAGGGCCGGGTGTTGGACGCTAAGTCTGACACGATCAGGGACTGGAACGCCGGACGGGTGCCATTACTATTCGCTCACCCTGCGTCGGCGGGGCACGGGCTTAACCTCGCAGAAGGCGGCAACATCCTCGTCTTCTTCTCGCTCAACTGGAACTTAGAAGAGCATTTGCAAATCATCGAGCGCATCGGGCCCATGAGGCAAGCGCAGGCAGGGCTGAAGCGTCCTGTGTTCGTGCATTACATCATGGCACGCAACACGGTGGACAACATGGTCCTCGGGCGCTTGCAGTCCAAGAAGTCGGTTCAAGAGATCATGCTCGAGGCACTAAAAAGGAAAAAACATGAAAGCGATTAAAGATGCTAATGAAGAGCTCAACGAGATGGCTAAGATGCCAGAGCCAAAGGCCGCCGAGCTGCTGGGCCGCGCTGCGGCGCACATGCACGAACGATCGGCAACCTATGACGATCTGGACGGCGAGAGGTCAATGAGCAAGATCGTGACGGCCTTCAACGCCATCACAGGCCGCGACCTGACCGAGAGCGAGGGCTGGATGTTCATGCAGCAAGTCAAGCTGGTGCGCCTGTTTACGCGCAGCGACTATCACGCCGACAGCGCCGAGGATAACATAGCCTACGCCGCGTTGCTGGCCGAAGCGAAGGGAGACGGACGTTGACGCCAGACAGTTACGATTTGGTGCTTGCTGAATTAGGCATGCCCCGCACCCGCGAAAACTACTTGTGGGTGATGTACGACGGCAACCTACCCGAAGATTGGGACGAAGAAGCCGAGGAGCAACTGCCCCTCGACCTTCGGGTTACTTGACTTGGAACATGCGGCGCACAGGCTTGCCGAGTAGTTCGGCGATCAGATAGCGGGCTTCGTCCGGCGAACTTGAGTTATTCCAGATGTCGGCGATGGCTTTCTTTAGTTCAGGCGTTTTGCCTGCCTGACCCCAAAGATCGCGGACGCCTTCCCACGTGGCCGACTGAACCTCGCGGGGGGTATCAAAACCCATTTCCTTCGCGGCTAAGGTGTGCATGTCCGAGATTGGGCCGTACAGACCCTTCGACCCTGTGCGAGCTACATCAGCGGCTGCGGGAGCTTCTTTAGTCCCGCCAAGGCCCATAGCACGGTACACTATGGGGTCGTTACCGCCGCCGGGGAATAGTGACGCTGCGCCTGCGCTGTGCGTGTCGATAGTCGATATGGGCGACGCGCTGTATGGGTTGGAGATGTTGTTAAAGAACGACGGCACCTTACCTCCGCCTAAAAGCTGGCTATTTATGCTTTGCATGCTTGGGTCGTCCATGATGGCCAGAGCTTTGCTGACGCTGTCGCCACTACCCCAAGTCATGCTGCCATAGGGGTCCCCGTACTCACCGGAAAGGTCTATCTTCCGAACCATCGGGTCGTTTCGCGTGGCGTCGGCCAGCGAGACGCGGGCGAATTTGGCAAACTTGTCGGGCAGTTCCTCATACGGCATGGACGCAATTCGTTCTGCGTAATCAGGGCCGAGAGCTGCGATGGCTCCGGGCTTCTTATCCGTATCGATGCGGTTTTGGATATAATTGCGGGCGGCTGCTGGGTCGACTTCAAACCTGTCACCGAACATGTCCATCATGCGGTCTACGCGAGCGACGTTGATGTCCCACGGCGTCTGAGGTGAGGTAACAGCGGCAACGCCGTAGCCTGCTTCTGGTGGCAGCCCGGCGCGCTCAGCGGCGCGTGCCGATACCATGTTCGCAGTTGGGTACCAGCCCCGTGCGGCTTCTACTTTCTCTGGCGACATCAAATCCGACATAATGAACTTGAGATTGTCCGCACCACGGCGCACGCCTTCCTCGTATATCCGCTCTGGATTAGCGCCAGCCAAGCCCCGCATAAACGGTTCCTCGGCAAGCATGTTCATGTTCTTTTCGAAGGCAGGGGGTGCAGCGCGCAATGCTTCGCCTGTTTGGATAAGAAGCTGCTCGTCAGGGTTGCCTTGAGTTGCGTAGTTGGGCGCGGTAGGACGCCGCGTGCTCACCATGAACGGGGTTTCGGCCCCTTCTAACTGCGCAGGACGTTTTGCTGCCAACGGTTTTGCCTTTGGTGTCTTAGGCGTAACCTTCACGGAAGGCGTTGCCTTCTTCGCCGTCTTTGTCGCAACATCTACGCCTACATTTGCCGCAACTCTGCCTGTACCGCGAAGTTGGGGGTTAACCACACCAGCCACGGCGAGAGGAACCATAGCGGCGAGTTTCTTTCCGCCGCCTTCGTTACCGCGTGACCGTTCAGTCGCCGCCTGCTGAAATACGCGGAACGGGTCGGCCAGCGGATCGATGTACCCAGCCTTCAGCAGTTGCAAAGCCCCCGTAACGGGATTGGCGCGGAGAGCTTTATTCTGTTTGCGCAGCCAGTCCTCTGCACCTTGCACGCCGCTGCGAATGTCGCGCACAACGCTCTGAGGTGTGGATCTCGTCACGTAGTCATATGCGGCCCCGCCGAGCGTAGCCGCTGGCGAGTTGCGCGGGTTTACGACAAGCATATCTCCGAGCGTGCGCAGGTAATCGCCAGTAGAAGGCTGCGTTACCCGAGGTGCGCTCTTTTTCTTCTCGGCCATTGCCAACCCCTCTTAACGGCGCATGCCGTAGTATTGTGCCAAGTCGGCGAGGGTTACCCCGCCGCCGTTGCGGAACGCTTGCACGGTGCCGCCACGGTACATCGCTGACGGGGGCCTGGAGAGTTCTGCGAGTTCCTTAACGCGACGACCAGTCGCCAGTTCGACGTACGTGTCCGTCTCAGGGTCGTATTCAACGGCCTTGTCACCGAACATCGTCGCCCCTTTCTCCGGGATAGGCGCCGTCTCAGGGACCGCCGCAACAGCAGCTGGAGCTATCCCGTAACTATTTGCGAGATCAGCTAGGCCCTGTTTAGGATAACCCTCAGTGGCGGTAACGACGATCTCTTCCGACGGCTCCGCGTCAACAGGCATCGTTGGGGTACCGATACCGTATTCGTTCATCAAACGCGCAACGTCATACCCACGAGCGCCAAGTTGCGCTATCGCGAGGGGTATCGTGGGAACTGCCGTGGGGTATTTTTCGTTTAGCGCGGCGAGCTTCGTTGTTATCGGACTAACGGCGTCCACCACTTCCTTGCCGTAACGCGCACCTGTACCCGCTAGGCGACCAGTACCGAATGCCGCTTCTCCAACGACGCGTGGGATAAGGGTGGGCAGCGCGAGAAGCGTCGCGGGATTTACAGCAGCACCACCGAACATGGAACCCGCAGCTAGTGTGCCAGACAGGCCGCGAGGTGTGGCGCTACTGAGCATTTGCCCAGCGCCGCCAGCCTTAACAATACCTTCGGGGTCGTACCTCGCGAGGGTTTCGCCGAGATTTACCCGCTGGCCGTAGTTGGTGCTGGCGTTGTTGCGCCAGATGCTTTGCAGTTTGCGCGTTGCGGCGTCTACGTTTACGCGGCGGTCACGGCCCGGTGCGAGGCTGAATGCGTCCTCCAGTTCCTTGACAGCCTCGATACCCTCGCGGGACGCTTTCATGGCAGCCTCGTACAGCGGATCGAAGTCCGCGATCAAGCCTTTGACCGCGTCGTAAGCCGAGCTGGCAATTTGAGTAGCCTTGCTGTCGTATGCACCTGTCGCCTTCGACCCAATGTCGAAAAGGTTCTGCTTAAAGTTGTCAACATTGATGGGAAGCAGCAAGTCGGGGTTCTGCACCGCCTGCGTGGCGTACTCGTCCGTTGTACGCTTCATGCGCTCCCACGCAAGGTGTTCCGTCGGACGATCTGTCAGCTTGAGATAGTCGTCGTAGTTGTCGGGTTTAATGTCTTCGATGCGCTTCTGGACTTTAGTAAAGTCGAGAGGCTGGGGGTTGATGCCCAAAGACGCCGTGTTGTCCAGATATTGCTGATAGTTCTCAGCCTTGAGGCGATTTACGGCCTCACGCGCGGCGGCCACGTTGGCTTCCGTTGCGCCAGCCGCATTGCGCATGTTCTCCGTTAAGGCTTTGCTACGCGGGGTTGGTTTGCCTGCCATACCTTGTGCGAAGCCTGCGCCAGTCGCCTCACGAATGGCGGGGCCGCCAGCACCTGAAGGAAAGCCGACAAGGTTCGACGGCATGTTCTCAATGCCTTCCATAGCACCCGGTGCTTTGTTCTTGGCGGCGGAATACATTGCCGGAATGCCTCCGGTGACAAACCTTTCGGTCAAGGAAAGGGGGTTAGTGTTAAGGCCAGCTTTGACTGCTTTTTCACCTACCTTACCAAGAAACCCAGATGCCCTCGTTGCCAGCGTCCCGCCGCCACTGAGCAATATCGAAAGGTCGCTGGCGATGCCGACAGGGTCTTTGATTGCCGAGCGCTTGATGTTGTCTAGACCGCCGTAGCGTTCCTCAAGCATTTGTGTGACGGCGGCAGTGGTTTCACCCATAGGCTCGCCACCGGCCTGCTTGATAAGCTCAACAGCTAGATCGGGCATTGACTTGTACAAGCCCACGCGCTCGGCGGTTAGTATGCTTAACAACGCGTCCCTCGGAATGGCCGCGAAACCCATAGCAACTTGTGCAGCACTTTCAGGAAGGTTGCGTCCTAACTGCGCAATACCTTCGAATAGACCGGCGTTTTTACTGGCTGACGTATCAACCTCTCGGTAGTCAAAGCCCGGTCCGGGCATTCCGCCCTCGGCCTTAACTTTGGCGATGTCTGCGCCAACGGAAAGTGCGTTGTCGCGGAAACCTTTAGCCGTCTCTGGCGTCACGATGCCGTTGTCCGAGGCAAAGCCTGTGATCATGTCGGCCCAACCTTCAGGCGTGAAGGCTTCTGACGTCTTGTATGCGTCAGCCTGCGCTGTCTGCTCAGGCGTGAAGCGATAGCCCTTAACGTCTTCGCCTGAAATCTGCGCGCCCGGAGGCAGCTTATCGAACAGGCCGACGGAAGATTGCCGGTCTTCAGCCACGGCGGGCTGGAGGGTCTTCTTATACGCCTCCACGTCAGGAACGTAGGCTTCACCAAAATGCGGGCCTACGACTTCCTTGATTGGGTCGATGAAAAATGTCTCAGGCAGACCTGCGGTTTTCAGACGGTTGTTGGTCGCTGACACCCGCGATATAGCGCGATCACGCTCGGTTTTGTACGCTATGTTGTAGGAGCGAACGCGGTTGGATAGAATGCGGCGTATATTGGTACGCGTTTCTTCGGTAAAGACACCGCCATTGCCAGTGAACTCTTCTTGAAACTTTTTCGGAAGCCGCTCAAGGGCGGATTGCAGGTTTTGAAAACGCTGTTCATCGCCCTCTCTGACGGAGCCTAAAGGGTCTTGAATTTTGGCGGACAGCATTACCAGTTCGCTGTCGCCCTCTTTGTCTTTTGGCGTGCGAAGTGCGGCGGCGTACTGAGGGAGAGCGAGGACATACGTCTCCACCGACTTCGCTTTACTGAAGCGGTCGGCTTCCTTGCCTGAAACATCGGCAGCCTCGGAGACAAGTTTCTGCTGCGAGCTGGTTAAGCTGCTTTCAGCCTGTGGACCCGCAAACGGGGCTTTCGCCGTTTCCGTTTGGATGTCGAGGGCGCCCTTGGTAATCTCCTGACCCTTCTTCGTCTGCTCAGGTGTTGCTCGCGTGTCTAAAAAGTCCGCAGGATTAAGCGTTTGCATTTAACGTCCTTTGTTCTTTGCGCCGCGATCATACGCAGCTTTAAGTTCTACGGCGTACGACGGATAATAATCCAACGCGGCTTGCAAGTTTTCTGGTGTCGGGTCCTGTTCGAGCGCCTTGTAATACCCCGGCATCGGCACACGGTTGTACTTTGCGCCCATAGTCTCGTTCGTATACGGATTAACCAGCTTATCGCCAACCGCAATCCCGCGAACGGGTTTATTAGCAGCCAGCTCCGCACGGTAGAGCTGCCCGGCTTGAGTAGCGCCAGACTGAAGCATGCGAAGCTGTTCGCCTCCAATCTTGAGGCCGTATTGCTCGAGTAGCATGTCGCGCTCTTCTTGTGCTTTGCGCTTCATCGCCTGCTGGTTGAGCAGCGTCTCGCTAAGGTTGCCAAGGCTTTCGCCGAACGAGCCAGTCTTAGTCGGCTTGCCGAGCGCGGCAGCGATGGCCAGCCACTTCTCTGAGTTAGACGGTCCTGCGCGGCGCTCACGAAGTTTGTTCTGCGCGGCAGTTAGCAAGTTGATGTTGGCGTTGATCTGGTCGGTGACGCTCTTCTGCGCAGCAGCATACGCAGGGGCGCTGCTGACGCCGCCGAGGCCACCAGTGGCTCCACTCGCGACGGGCGTATCATCTACGGCTACGTCGTCTGAGCTCTGGTCCGTATATTCTTCTCCGTCCATCGTGACTTCCTCTGCGTAAGGCGCCGATTGAGGCATGCCTAATTCTTGCTTCATTTTACGAATGTGGTCTACCTGCCACTGATCGAGGGGCGGATTTGTAGCGTTCACTTTCCACCCAGTCCCTTGTACGTTGCGTATGCCTGGCCGGCCGTGCTGAGCAGCGACGGCTGATACACGCCTGGTATTTCGGTGCCGACCTTCGTCGCAGCTTGCGGTACGGCTGGCTGGACGCCTTGCAGCGCGCCTGTCATCGCCTTGATCTGCTCCTGCGGATACGCTTGCCGTGCAAGGAAGTCTTCGCGAGAAATGTCGAGGTTCTTCTGCGCCAGAGCCTGCTGCTGCGAGCCGATCTGTTGGAGAGCGCCTGCGCCAGCCAGCTCCTGCTGCTGACGCTGCTGCGCAATTCCTGCCATCTGCTGAGCTGCGGCGAGTTGGTTCGACGTGTCTTGCCCGTACAGAGCGCCGCTGCTCTTGCCGATGTCGGCGAGCATCTGCTGTTGCCCTTGTGTGAGCGCGCCGCTGCTCTTGCCAACGTCGGTGAGCATCTGCTGCTGTGCCTGTGTGAGCGCGCCGTAGGTCTGGCCGATGTCGGCCATCCGCGAACCAGCACCAAGCAGCGCCTGCTGCTGAGCGCCGCCCAAGCCACCTGCGGTCGATGCGAGCTGCGCCTGGCGCGCCAGATCAGTCTGGGCCGCCTGCTGTGCCTGGCCGTAGCCCTGTTGAAGCGCTGAGGACTGCTGCGCCGAAATGCCTTCCATTGCGTCGCGGATGGCGCGGCCGGTAAGCTCAGCTTGACGCGTGCCGCCAAACTGACCGGCGCGGATCATCTCACCCTCGATACCAGGCAGCACCTGCTCTTGAAGCGTGCGCGTGCCGAGCTGGCCAATGCGATTGACAACCTGCTCAGTGTACGGGTTCATGTACTGGCCGACCGTCTGAGCGGCAGACTGCCCAGCGGCACCCAAGTACGGCTGCGCCATCTGGAGGCCGAGCGCGTCAGTGCTGCCTGCAACGTAGCCTGTGCCCTGCTGAAGGCCTGGCGTCGCGGCTGTAACGCCAGACATGCCGGTCGCTTGATTAAAGTAGGGCTGCGCTGCGCCCAAGCCGGACATGCCAGCAGCTTGGCCGAAGTACGGCTGAGCTGCGCCGAGGCTTGAACGGCCGAGCGTCCCCTGTGTTATGGATGAAGCTTGTCCCAGCTCAGGGCGGAAATTGAACGCGCCTTCACGCGTCGCTTGGAAACCAGCCTGCTGATCCGGCGCAAAGTCCGCAACGCGTGGGATCGCTTTGCCTGACGTGTCGACGTATTCCTGAAACGGGCGCGCTGCGACCGCTTTCTGGTTAGCGAGGATGTCCATCGCATAGTTAGTGTACCAGTCCGGCAGAATTGTCTGCTGGGTGGACGAGACAGGAACAGCCTCGACGGGCTTACCCTCTGTCAGGAAATCCAAAAAGCCCATTACGTACGTCCTCCTGACAGATATTTCTCAGGCCGTTTAGCATTAACACTAAACTTGCCCTTAGCCAAGTTGCGGCCTTTATGTTTACGAACTTTAACGCGCATCTCATCAAGTTTCTTTGCGCCGGCTTTGCTCGAGCCATCGCCCAGGAGGGCAACGGTCTCTGCGTCTATCACGTATTCGCCATCGGAAAGCACCGCAGGGATGTCGTCCGAGCGGCCAGTACCAGGGCCATCAACGGCGAAGCTATCGCGGGATGAGCCGCGTGCGTAGCCCTTTGCGGCGAATGCGCCACCTTCGGCGAAGCGCATGTCGTCAGGGACGTACATCGCTGGGCCAGCGGGGTTGTTCGGTACGGGCGTTGTAATAGGCGCAGCCGTTCTTAGTCGATCAGGTATAACGAACGGGTCACTGGTTCCGTCATCGTAAATGTTGTAGGGAACCCTCCGACCGTCAACTAACCGCGACCCTTGGCCAATTATCGTTCGCGTGGGTGCCATGCCGGCGACCCGCTTGAAGGTCTCTTCACCAAGTGTGCCCGGACCGTAGCCAGCGTATGGCGATGTAGCTTTGCTCAAGTTCATGCCAGCCGGAATGTCCATCGCTGGGCCCATGGCGTAGCGGTATGCGTCAGTCGCAGGCGGCGTCGTGTAATCGAGACCGCCAACTTTGAACGCGCCGTCCACGCCGGGCGTGGGCAGTTTGGCTGAGAAGATTGGGTTGAGCGCCTGAGAGCCGGGCGTACCGCCTCCGCCACCACCGCCGCCACCGCCTCCAATGCCGCCAACAAGATTAAGAAGGGCGAGCGCATCAGCAAGGCTGAGCTTCCTCTTCCGCTCTTCTTCTTTTGCTTTCTCGTCATCGGACTTCTGGTTGGTATCATCAAGCACGGTATCTGCCAGAGTAAGACCACCAGTGCTGGGGATGGTTTCCCTACCCGTTACCTTGATAAGGTCTGTATCATCAAATTCTGTCGTTGTTTGAAGAAGCCGATCTACGTCGGGGTTGCCTGTAGTAAAGCCGCCTAAGTTTGTGCCGGGCACGACCCGAGAGCCAGTTACCTTGATGAGGTCTTCATCACTGAGCTCTTGCGCCTCCTGTTGCAGAAGCCGATCTACATCGGGGTTCCCCGTGAAACCGCCTAAGTTTGTGCCGGGCACGACCCGAGAGCCAGTTACCTTGATGAGGTCTGTATCACCAAATTCTGTCGTCGGTTGAAAAAGCCTGTCCACCGCTGGGTTTCCTGTGAAACCGCCTAAGTTTGTGCCGGGTGCAACCCGTGCACCAGTGACGTTGATGAGATCGCCATCATACCCAGTGTTGTAAGGCGTGCGCGTTTCGGGGTTGGTTACGTTGTCTGCTCTGGCGTCTCTCAGATATTTCTGAGCTGGCGTTTTGAACGCACTGAGATTTACGTTCGGTGTCGAAAGGGGCGTACCGCTGACGACAATGGGTCCGCCGGAGACGGCACTAGCTTCGCCGCCAGTGCTTGCGCTGGTGTCACCGCCAGTACTTGCGCTGGTGTTGCCGCCACGGAATATACTGCCAGACTTGGTGCTTATGCCTAGTTCGTTTTGGATGGAAGGCGCGACGTAACTGAGCGCGCCAGAAGCGACGCCACCGAGCAGCGAACTTTTCAGGTTCTGGCCGGTAGCCAAGCCACCTGCGGTTGATCCGAGGCCCGTACCCAGCGCAGTGGCCGCCTTAGCCCCAACACCTGCGCCCTGTAAAGCTGGTCCGAGTACTTGGCCGCCAGCGGCGCTTAGGCCGCCCATGATCGCGCCCTTGACTGGATCGCGGCCAGCCATAGCGGCACCCGCGCCACCAGCGATGGCGGCGGAGAGAACAGGCCCAGCAAATTGAAGGCCGGGGACGAGGCTAACTACAATAGGCAGCGCCGTGCCGACAATCTGCCCAAGCGCGCCCAGTGTGCTCTTATTAGCCTTCTCGTTGGCAACGGTCGTGTACGCGCCTGACGGGTCTGCCGTTTGGATGTCGTAGTTTGCCTTGCGACCAAGGCTGTCGGTCAGGTTCTGACCTACTTCGGTCGCCTTGCGCGCAGCGTCAACCCCTGTGCCCTCGAACACAATCGTATTGGTGCGGAGGTCAACGAGGCGCACCGGCTGGTCGGGCGTCACTGCAAAAACATTGCCGCCCATTCTTCCCGTAGGGTTGCCTTTGTTAGATACCGGCGCGGTGATGTACTGTATGTTTGGGTCTTGAATGACACCGCCCATCCGACCGCCACCAAAGCCGCCTAGACCGCTTAGGTCCAAACCAGCCAAGCTGCTCATGTCGAAAGGCGCAGCCTCTTGCGTCATCGGCATAACCGCCGCCTCACGGGGCGTGTCCATGATTGGCGCTGCGCCGCTCATCGGCATGACTTCAAACGGCGAGGGCTGAGGCGTCGCCTGCGGAAACGCGCTAAATGACGGCATCATCGGCTGCGCCGCGCCGCTCATCGGCATGGCTTCAAACGCAGAGGGCTGAGGCATCCCCTGCGGAAACGCGCTGAACGACGGCATCATCATACCCTCGTCGGGCATGAAGAACTCTTCAGGCGCCCCAAAATAGCGAGCTCGCATATCTACTGCCATTAACCCTGTCCTTCAAGCATTGGGTAAGCTCTCATCGCCCATTCCCGCCAGTCGTCAAATTGATAAGGGTTTGGTGGGTTGCGCTGCACAAATGGCTGTGCGCGTACGAACCCAGTGGCCCAGTCTTGCCAATCCGCATCGTCTTCCAGTTTCCCGAAAGACCAAGCGTCTCCGTTGGACAATATAACAGCGTCAGCCCATTGGCGCAATGTCATGCCGCGCGGATCAATCATCAGCCGATCACCGTGCCATCGCCAGGCTGGAGGTGCGCCAGCACCAAACCCATTTGGTAGTCGCCGCCGATCGTGTTCGACGCAAACTTAAAGCGAAGCTCACGGCGCTGCGTCTTAAAGTAAACGACCTGTTCCTGCGGCGTCTGCGGCGTCTCGACGATGATGTGCTCTTCGCTGTAGACCTCAGGGGCGCGGGCGTTAGCGCGGCCGGCGACCTGTACTGTCATGTCGCCAGACTGCACAAAGTCAGGCTCGAGCATAAGCACCTGAAGCGCCTTGTTCTCTTGGCTCATCACTGGCATGGATAGGTCGGCGGTCTCAAAGAACGAATAGACTGGCTGAATGTCTATCCCGTCGATCTCATCCGTACCGACCTCATGCACCCACAGTCTATACTGGTCAATCTCGCTGTCCTGCGTGACGCGCACGTCGTCGCCCTGCGTGATGCGCGTGTCGTTCGCTTCAGTGACGCGGATCTCTTCAGCGCTCACCGTCGGGATGATGCCGGTCATCAGCGGCTTGGGGAAGACGCTGGTGAAGACACCGGCAGAGCGGCCGCCGTTGGGCAGCTCGCAGTCGTACCAGGTGTTCTCGCGGATGTTATAGATCACCGCATGGCTCGGTTCCGTAGCGTCGTCGCGCGGATAGCACCACCAGATCTCGCCGAAGCGCGGCACCTTAACCGCAAACACCTTCTGGCGGTACTGCTCGTTCAGCCCGTCGAAGAAGTAGTTCTGGTTCATGTCGTTCGGGATCTCGCGCACGACGCCATTGAAGCTCAGGAAGCGGTCGGTGCCGATCCAGTAGAAGATGCCGTCATACTCGATAACCGTGTTCGAGCCGAGGATCGACGTCTGCGTGCTGATCGTGTCGAATTGGAAGACAGCGTCGCCGCCCACATAGGACGCACGTAGAAGGCTGTCTGCCGACCAGAACAGGCCAGACGGTGCGTTGCCAGGACCGCCGCGCAGCGGCATGGCGCGCACAAGCTTCTGGCCGGTGATGTTAGCAGCGCCAGAACCGCTGCTGGTAAAGTTAGTCGGATCGCCAGGCACAGACCACATGACGTAGCCGTTGTCGCCAAAGGCGAAGGTGTACGGATGCAGAGCCACGACGCCGCCCGTCAAGCTGTAGCCTGTGGGCAGGTTGGTCACCTCTTGAAGCGCGTCAGTGTCAAACAGATCGCCGTAGAAGAGCTGACCACCGTCGCTGTTGCAGATACAGTTAAGGTTCGGCGCGACTTGAGCCACGAGCTGCGTGCCGCCCAGACCAACCGCCGTGTCGACGTCGAACTGCCACATGTTAGCGTCGTTCAGGTCAAGCGTGGCTGGCGTGCGGTTGGTGATGACCGACGTGTTGAAGCCGCCATCAATGTAAAAACGCTCGACAAAGTTCGCCGAGCCGCTGTGAACATACGTCAGGTTGTCTTGCGTGTACTCGTGCAGCGCCCTGCTGATCTCGCGCAGATATTTGCTGATCGAGCGGTAGCCGCCCATCTTACGCGGCAACCCGCGCTGCCAACGGACCCACTGCCCGTCGACGTAGCTGTCGCCTTCAAACTTGGTCCCATCCCGCTTAATGCCGGGCCCAGACCGGATCTGGACAATCTTTTCAGCCATCAGCCAAGAGCCACCGCAAACACGATGGCCTCGTCGGCCCCGCCGCCACCAGTGACGCCGATAGCCGCCTGCGCCGCTGCCTGATCGACGGCGGTAAAGACGCCGATGCCGACCGTTGTGCCGCCCAGGTTGATGAGCGCACCGCCAGCCGTTGTCGCTCCCGTGCCGCCATCAGCAATGCTGATTGGCGTCGATATGCCGCCGGTCTCAGCGTCAACGACGTCAGAACCGTCGCAATACAAGATTGCGCGGCTGCCGCGCGCGACGAGGACACCTGGCGTCTGTGTGTTTGTCCTGACGCGCAGGGTGAACGAGCCGCCCGTTGTGTTGTTGTAGACCCAGTATTGCTGTGTCGTCTTAGGCACGACAATCTCGACGTTGCCCGTGATCGCGCCAGTGAACTGGTAGGCAATACGGTTCAACTCGGCGCCCGAGAGCGTGTAGTTGCCGCTCACGCCGCCAAGGTTGATCGACGTAAAGTCGAACGCAAACACGGCGCTCTGACCGAGACCCAGCGTGAACCAGTTCAAGCCGTCGGTGATCAGCGTGACGCTGTCGCCAGGCGCAAGGGTGAGGGACGCTGCGCCGTTGACGGTCTCAAGGCCCTGAGGTGTTACGACGCAGTTGCCTGAGCCTTCGTTACGGACAGCGACGAACCAGTCGTTGCCGACTGACACCGCCGAAGGCAGCGTGAATGTGCCGAGGCCACCGTTCCACACGTAAGCTTTGGCGCGATCGGTAGCGCCAGCAGTATAGCTCGTGTTGAAGAGCGTCACAGGCGTTGACTGAGACAGCGTCGAGCCTGTCGCGGCCAAACCGTAGCCAGCAAGTGCGGAGGCCTGCGCCTGCGCAGTCGCGGCGCCGTAGCGGAAGACGCGCCATGTGCCCGAGGCCGTGCTGTTGTCGATCAGGTAGATCTGCCACTGCTCGCCCTGCGCAATCGACGCCAGGGTGACGCCGGTGCTGCTCTTGATGGTTACCGACTGCGGGCCGAGGTTGTTGAACAGGATCGTCTGCCCCGTGCCGGTCTGATCGGCCGGCGGCATGAAGAGTGAGTAGGAGCCTGTCGGCGTGATGTCGATGATGCTGGCGGCCGGATACTCGGTCGTGCTGCTCTCGAGAGGCCACTCAAGCGTCGTATCGGCGGTCAGCGCCAGCGCCAGATAAGACACGTCGGACGGGTAGATTGTCGTCCCACCGAAGACCTGTGTGTAGGTGTTGGTCATTAGGCCTCCTTACGAACCGCTGAGCGGTCGAGTATCTTGGCGAGATCTTCGCCGTTGAGCATAGCGGCAGCGCGATCGTACATCTGTTGCCAAACTGGAATGCGTTCGTCGTTCTTCAGGAACGGCGTCGCCTCAAGCAGCGTGCCGTAAAGCAGGAGCTGCGGAGCGAAATCGGTAAGCCAGTTGGTCTGCACAACGTCGTCCAACAGCGGCGGGATTTCGTAGTATAGGATTTCGAACGGGTATTCCGCGTCCGGCGTCGGCGCAATCAGCCAGTGGTTGTAATCATAATCGCTGTAGAAGATCGGCTCTTCAGTCGCGGTACGATCGGGCCAGTAGCTCAAAAGGTACTCATAGGCGCGGGAGAAGACCACCTTGCGCGTGTTGTTCTGCGTGCCGGTGCCGATGTTGACCGACACGGTGTCGCGCCAGCGGTCAGGCTTGGGGTAGACGGACTGCCCGACTGCCAAAGTGCCGGTGACGACGTTGATGAAGCCCTGCACCTTGAGCTCACGGGAGATCCGGCGCTCTGCAA